GGATACTCAATCGTTGCAGGTCCTCGTAGAGGAGTAGTAACTGGGGCTGGTCTAGTAGGGGTTGAATATAACTTCGATAGAACTGATCTAGATTGGATTGAACCATTTGGTTACAATGCAATTGTAAATAAGAGAGGTTTTGGTTTAACTATCAACGCTAACCAAACTGCTCAACAAACTGTTAAATCAGCACTTTCACAAGTACACGTTCGTGAATTGCTAATTTACATCCAAGATGGTATAGAAGCAATTCTTAAAAATTACCGTTGGGAATTCAATACTGCTCAAAATCGTTTAGAAATCAAAACTTTAGCAGATAACTTCTTATCTCAAGTTTTAGCTGACGGTGGAGTTTACGACTTCCAAAATATCATGGATAGCACAAATAACACTAACGAAGTAATCGATAATAACATTGGTATCTTAGATACTTACATCGAACCAGTTAGAGGTATGGGTATCTTAGTTCACAGAACTACAATTCTAAGAACTGGTACTATCGCTACAGGTAACTTCTTGTAAGAAATATAAAGAAAAGCCGATTTTAATCGGTCGGCTTTCTCTTTTTCTCAAATCGTGATAAATAATAAAAATAAGAAAATATACAATGCCAGGTTTACCACATTATCAAAATGCAAAAGCTTCGTCTAGATGGTTTGAGCCATTTTATGGCAACTTGTTTGAAGTAACGCTGATGCCTCCTGCTACTGTTAGTGGAGGATCTATTTTACTAGAGCACGTTAATAAAATCGGTGGTCTTACTCAAGATAGAGGTACAGAAGCAATCACACAATCATACAAATTCGCAAAACGTTCTTACGCAGGTGGACTGCCGACAGATACTGTCAATACATTAAGTATAGATTTTTCTCTTAACTTGAACGACGCTAACGAATTATATGTGTACAAAACTTTACGTAATTGGTCTAGAATTATCTTCAATCCTCTTACAGGAGAACAAGGTCTTAAGAAAGACTACATAGGAACGATTATCGTTACTAACTACAACCGTAAAGGTGATATCTTTTGGCAAAGAACTTTCCATGACTGTTTCCCAACAGGAGATTTGCCTGAATTCGCTTTAGATTATCAATCATCTGATGCTCTAGCAATGGAGGTTAAATTTAACTCTGATTGGTGGGAAGAAAACATCGTTTAATCTTCATCAACTTTTAAAGAATTTCAAAGGGACTCATATTTGGGTCCCTTTTTGTGTAGAGAAATTGTTAATAACTTTTTGAAACTTTATTTTTTATTTACAAATAATTGTTTTATATTTGTATATCAAATTAATCAATTACAATATGGCAATTTACAGAGAAGGTTACCACGCATTAAATCAAATTCAATCTGAATCAATTCAAATCTATGACGATGCTTGCGACTTCGGTGTTCCGGTTCGTAAAAACGATTCAAATTGGAAACTAGCAAAAATGCTTTTCACTATGTATGGTGATAAACAATACAGAAAACAACATAACTACTCTACTGGTAAAAATGTTTCTGCATTTATCACATTAGTAGATGAATGGGCTGTTTCGGACGAACGAAAAACACTTAAAGAAGCTACTGAAACATATGCAATGCACTATGTAACTTGTAGTACAGGTAAATGTAAAGGTTATAACGGTTACCTTAGCATTACTAAAGTCTCTTAAAAAACCACGATACATAATACGTCATAAAACAACAAAATATCTAAAAAGTCATATATGAAGACATCCGAAATCAGTAAAAAGTACGAACTGCTAGACGAAATCCAACACGTTCTCAAACGACCTGGAATGTATATCGGTTCTACTAAGCCACATGATTCCGAAGAATACTTATTCAATGGACAAAAATTCGAAAAGCAGAAAATTCAATACAATCCAGGTTTTCTGAAATTATTCGACGAAATCGTTTCTAACTCAGTCGATGAATCGAAACGTAATCAAAATCTTAATCAAGTAACCGTATCAATAAACGAGAAAACTAACGAAATCTCAATTCAAGATAATGGTGGAATTCCTGTAATCATACATGATACACAGAAACAATGGATTCCTGAAATGATATTCTCTAACCTTAGAGCTGGTTCAAATTTCAACGACGATGAAGACCGAACAGTTGCAGGTACAAATGGTGTAGGTTCTACACTTACAAATATCTTCTCTAAAAAATTCACAGTAAAAACTGCAGACGGTAAAAATAATTTCGTTCAAACTTTCACGGATAATATGGGTAAGAAATCTGAAGCTAAAGTACAAGCATCAGATAGGAAGTTCACAGAAATCAGTTACGTTCCAGATCTTTCACGTTTCGATATGCAATCTATTAATGAAGAACATATCAATATGATTCGTAAGAGATTAATTGATATCGCTGCATGTAACCCTAATTTGAAAGTTCAATTCAATAAAGAGAAATTCAAATTCCGTACATTCAAAGAATATGCAGAGCTGTATATCGAATCAGCTTTCTATGAAAGATCTGAAAATTGGGAAATTGCAATATCACCTACAAACGGTGGATTCCAAGCAATTTCATTTGTCAATTCGGTCGAAACTAAAGATGGTGGTACTCATGTTAATTATATCGTTAATCAAATCGTAGATAAGTTACGACAATTAATCAAAAAGAAACATAAAGTCGATATCAAACCTTCAGATATCAGAAATCACATGATGATTTTCATCAATTGTACGGTAATCAATCCAGCATTCTCTTCTCAAACTAAAGAGAAACTTATTACCGAACCAAAAGAATTCGGTTCTCTTCATGAAATTTCTGATAGGTTTGCTAAACAAATATTTGGATCAGAGATCGTTGCATCTATTTTGGATTGGATTGAAAAGAAAGCAATGGCAGATGAACGAGCACAATTGAGAAAACTTAATAAAGACTTGAATGCAAACAAGATTTTAAAGTTAATTGATGCCAAAGCTAGAGATAACAGACATTTGTGTACTCTCGGTATCTTCGAGGGTGATTCGGCTAAATCAGCTGTAAGACAATTCCGAGATCCACAAGTATTTGGTGCCTTCCCTTTGAAAGGTAAGTTCTTGAACGTATCTGAAATGAAGAACACAGAAATCATTAAAAACGACGAGGTTGTTAATTTGATGGGTTCTCTTGGTCTTCGATTAGGTGAAGAACCTGCAAATCTTCGATACGGTAAAATTTTAATCTATACCGATGCCGATCCTGATGGTGATGCAATTGCTGGTCTATTGATGAATTTCTTTAACAAGTTCTGGCCAGAGTTATTCGATCAAGGTCTTGTCTATCGAGTTCTTACTCCACTGGTTGTTGCTAAGAAAGGTAAGGAAGTTCTTTCATTCTACACTAAAGACGAATATGCAGAATGGGAATCTAAAACGAACACTAAGACTTGGAACGTAGAATACAAAAAGGGTCTTGCCGCTCTTGAAGATGATGAGTATCAGGAAATCATTACGAATCCAAAAACGATACAAATGAGAAACGATGCAATTTATCGAGAATCTCTTAAAGCTTGGTTTGGTGGTGACTCTCAACCTCGTAAAGACAGATTATTGAAGTTCTAAAATTGTTAATAACTTTTTGAATAAAAATTTTTTAATTTGAAACTTTTGTTTTATATTTGTATATCACAATTAAAACATCAATATGAGTAAGCAATCTCAATCATCTAAAGAAACTACACCTGCTAGAATAGCAATGATTAAAGCTCTAAAACTTACCCTCGCAGGAAACATCAAATCGGCTAAGAAAGAGCTTAAAAAAGCAGACAAATTGTTAAACTTACAATACGCTAAATAATGATACTCGTAATCAAACAAGGAAATGGTGAATCTTATGAAGACTACCACGAATACATCTCAGGGGTTTTTCAAATCAATCGAAAAGGTCTTACAGCCGATAAGATAGACAAAGAACATAAAGCACATATAACTAAAATATGCGAATCCATCGGTTTAGTCGTCAATCCACATTGGCCAGAAGTCATCATGGATAAATCACTTCAACCTGAAGGTAAGACTCCTTCAAAAGAATTGAAGAAGCAGCATAAACAAATTTTGAAAGATAACGATTTGTACACTTTCATAAAAAATACTTACAAAGCAAAACAATTAGACAATGTCGAAGATATCACAATCTACTAAGAACGAAGTTCCACAAA